ACCTACGCAGAACGGGCATGTTCTGCGGGACGGTAAACTTCGGTGGAGGTGGTGGCGCCGGAACTGTGGGTGGAGGCGGTGGATATACCGCACCGTTGACAGCGTTCTCGTAGTATAGCTCCAGCACAGCTTGCGCTCTTGTGCGCCTTGCATTAAGCCCACTGAACGAGATACGGTCAAGAACTCCCTTCCCTCCGAAGTCGCTTTCCTTTCGTGCTCTCTGTACACCCGCATCAACAATGTTGTCATTAGCGCCGCCGTTTCCAGGACGTAAAGACAAACAACAGAATAACTCCGCATATGCCCTAGCTCCTGCTACGCCAATCTTGTCTGTCGGGTGATCGGCATAACCAAGATAGAACTTCTCCCACGTATTTGCAAGCTCGTGGAACATGAAGCGCACCTGTACCTCCAGTACAAGGTCAAGGAATTTGGAATCATGCACAGTGATGTCATTACACACACTGTTCAAGTGTTTGTTCATTTCAGCAGTAAAGGCTTTTTGATCTACTCCGTTCTTCCACATGAATTCTTCAAGTGCTGTACGTCGAGCAAACGACCACTGCATTAAGCCAAGACCCACCTTCTTAGACACTTCCTGCTGGAATGGACAAAGAGCCATACCCGCTTCTGATTCCAGATTGCCTATGATTCCGGCAATGTGCTCCGGTCGATCGGAGATGCCTTTTATGTTTGCTTTTCGGATGGCATTGAACACCCTGGCTCTCATCGAACTGCCTTTAAAATCTCCGCTTGGCATAGCCGGAGCCGGTTCGGATGGATCTATGATGCTCGGCACATTACGCAATGCACCCCACGTCAGCGGACCGACAGCGCCATCGGCTGCAAGTGGTTTTCCGTTGAGGTCCTTGTTTGCTGCTTGGAACGCTTTTACCGCTGCGAGTGTTTTCGGTCCGAAACCTCCGTCGACTGCCAATTGAGGGTTAGCGCCATGACGATTCAGCAGCGCCTGGAGCTCCATCACTGCATCACGGTTGGTACTCCCCTCGCGGAGTACCGGGTTAATGGTATCTTGCGGTAAGCTCGGCACAGCCGGTATGACACCCTTGTTAAACATTTCATTCGCCAGGAAGAATGCTTCATGGCAGGCTGCTCTCGCTTGCCGTCCGCGCCCTCTCGGTGAGTTTGCCCGGCGATTCGCTTCCGCACGAGCATGGCGGTTCGTGCTGTCTATACCACCGGCGCCGCCGATAGAGTTTGAACCATACCAACAATCATGACCGCCCCATTTTGTCCAGGGTGCGTTCTCGTTTCTGCTCGGGAATCTCGGTCCGGGATTCGCTCCCCCCATCCGGATGTGATGCATGAACGTATTCATACCCATGGGAATTCGTTCATCATCAGGAAAAAGCAGAACGGGTACGGCTACCCAGTTCAGGTTGTTGTTGTTCGCCCTCTCCATGAGCTGCGCGTCACGCTCGGTAGCCGGCGTGAAATCGTAGTGATCACTTCTCGCGCCGGATCCATTGACGTTGAACCTTATGCCGGTCTGCAGCGCCAGCACAGGGATGTTCTTCCACCCGCGCCTGTTACATACCGCGGCTATTTCCGCATTGGTATATAGCTTTATACTCATAGTTCTTCATCCTCCGTTTCGTCATGTTTTTGAGCATCGATGCGACCCTGCACTACGTTATATACAGACCCGCCAATCAGCGCTGTAATAATGGCAGCTATTTTTACAGCTGCATCTTCATACGCGCCAAACAGTGATGCTACCATCGGTAATATGAGCGCCACTGTTACCCACAACTTCCTGCTCGACAGCTTTTCTTTTGCAGTGGCTTTCCAGCCCCTGCGTATTACTCGCTTTCCCATTTGCGAAATCCTCCTCCTAAAAAAATATCGCCGCTCCTGCGGCGTAGATTACTGGTTGTTTTTATCATCAGGTTCTATCCGATCAGCTTCATATCGGCTTTCGAACCTATATGCGCTTGATAGTCCTGCCACTCCAATTCCGACAAGGTACACGAATACAAGGGCGACAACTACCACGCAAATGAATATGCTGATTATCCAAACTGTATTCATACTGATTATCCTTTCATCATTATGCTGTATCTACGTCCAGCACGATTGACACCTTATCACTAAGCAGTTTGCATTCTTCACGCGCCCCATCTATCCATGCCGGCGCTGCGGGATATTGTAAATACTCCATTAGAATAAATCCAAGGGGAACGCCGTCTGTCGAATGAATGGTATGTGCAAAAATGGACTTGATTGTAATATCTCCATTTTCCCATGTATTAAATTGAGATTTATTGACATCCTCTTCAGTTAATGCTTCCCAACGACTTTCTGTCATCAACACCGAAATGATATCTTGTATTTTTGCAACATGTATATCTTTGTTAACGCCGATTCTAACGAACTTAGCTAACATCGTATACTCGTTCCAGCACGATATCTTATACATATGCTGTCCTGTCACCATACGCTGCCCGTCATGATATGCATAAACGCTAACACGGTCAGCTTTGGTCACCGCAGCCGTATGCTTAAGCTGTTCTCTCACAAGACCTGAGGCGGTAATTGACGCCGGCAATAACTCCGGTGGATGTGATTTAAACGCCGCCTGCATGAGTTTTTCAAATACTTTTTGATTCTGGGCTTGGAACTCGGCGAACAACGCCTGATATTTGGCGTCTTCCCCTTTTTCCGTCTTTTGGGAGCGACGCATAATGAATACAACTGCCATCATGCAAATAACCAAAAGCACCGCAAAAGCAATGGTGAGGGGGCCATACGTATCTATCGCCTCGGCTACGCGGATTACGGAGTCAAGTTGCTCTGCGCCCATGTCTACACCTCCCCGTTTTTTGTAACCTCATGCAAGGCGGTTTTATACTTACCTGCTCTTATAAACTGTGCGGCGATAACACTAAACATCAGCAGCAGAGTAAAGGTTACTACGAATATCATTGCCCAAACAACCGCGTCGAAAACCATCGGAATTTGCGTCGTTAGGCTATACTTTGATATGGCAATTGCTATAACAAAGTGCTCCGGGTTTTCGGGGTCTATCGGCATATGTCGAAAAGTCATATATACATCCCGTCCTCCTGCTTGTGGTGTTTCATACCAGTAAACGAGATCTCCTGCATTATTTTCATAATCCAGCACCGCATCGACAAACTCCGGATAGTCAAGCGGGTCGTGCTTTTGCCCGCCTCCGACGCCATCGTGCGGATCAATAAGCGGTGTCAACTCTTCGCCTTGCAATCGATAGACCTGCGCGAATGTTGAATCGAAGTTTGCTTCTATATAGGCGACCGCGCGAACTAGGAGCTCGCCTCGATTTTCTGTGCTGATACCCATTTCGATGAACATGTCCATCGCCGCATGAATGAACTCTGTTTGTTGGCGTCGCTCATGTGACTTTTCGCGTAGCAGTAGCAGCTCGATTGCGCTACCGCTAATCGACTGAAACCACAAGAGAAAAGCAAGCACGGCAAACGGTATAAGCAGCAACCACCTTTCCCCCTTGCTGATCTTTATGTCCTGGATTAATGATTTCATGTTTTTCCTCCTGCGCAAGCATTATAAAAAGCAGCCCCTTCCGGCGCTGCTCTATACGCTTACTATTTTTATTTTAGTCAGGTCGTTCCTCGACCCATGATTTTGTGAGTACAAAGTCTTTAAGCACTTTGTTTTCCAGGCTTTTATTATCGCAGTGCTCCATCATCCCCCTGTAGCTCTGATATACCGATTCAGCCTTTTCAAGTGAAATCTTGCCATCACTGTATTGCTGCATAACGTGTCTGAGTCTGCGTTTCATCCGGAGTGTTGTCGACTTCCTTAGTATGAGTTTGTCAGCCCAGACCCGGTATCCTGCAAACTCCAGTCCGTCACGCGCCCGGGTTATACTTTCCGCGCTGAGATCAAGACCTAGATGCTCATGCAGATACCTCTTTATCAGTGCCTTATATCTATGAAGTTCCTGCTTGTCATTGCTGAACATCGCAAAGTTATCCATGTACCGGATATAGTAAGGTATCTGCAAGACGCGCTTTGCGTACTGGTCGACCTCATTTAGAACGACGTTTGCGATCATTTGAGATACAAGGCTGCCAACAGGCATACCTATACCCCATATCAGTTCCGCTTCCTCTATGTCCACCGCGTCCGGAGGTAAGCCGAACGCCTTTGTGCGACTCCTGATAATCAACTCAAACAGCCACATCATTTTTTCGTCGGCGATCTTCTTGCGGAGTATATCCAGGATAGCATCATGCGGGATCCTGAAAAAGTACTTCCGGATGTCTAAAGATAAGACATACACTTCACGTTTCTGCCGGCTGAGCAGCTTCATCCAGTACTGGATCCGACTGACCGCTTTCAGGTTACCCCGGTTTTTGATGCAGCCGTAGCTATCGGTTATGTACGAGCGCTCAAATATTGGATTGATAATCCTGTAGATCGCCCATTGCATAACGCGGTCTCTGAACGGCAGGATCATAATAATGCGCGTTTTTGGAATCCGGATGATGACCTCGCGGTACTCTCCAACTTTGTAGGATTGATATATCAGGTGGTTTTGCATATTGATAAGGTTTTCCTCAAGGTTGGAAGAGAAGCGCAAAACACCTTCACGAAACCGCTTATCTTTCCGGGCTTCAAGATACGCAGCGTGAAGGTTCTCATATTGGTATACCTGCTCAAAGAGATTCCGGTACGTTTTTGGCACCGCCTACCCCCTGGATCTTGCCGCGCTTTGCGAGTTTTCGACCTGTTATCGACCAGTTTGCTCACAGGCTACTAATGGCATTCGCGACTGTTTTATTTTTTCACCGTCCCTAAGGATGATGCGGAAACGATTCCCTTTACTACTTCCTGTACTGACTACCAACCCTTGAGTTCATAATATCTGACTACAGAAGTAAAGCGCCCCGGACGCCGCTGTTCGTGTTCGCATTCCACGGCCGATTGTTGGCATTGATGCTGCGAGGGCCGGCGGCGACACCGTTGTTCCAATTGCCGCCCGCGTGCAGGGCTATTGAACCGTTCCCATCTATTGCTTTGCAGATGTTTCAGATATGCTCTTAATCCACCCGCCGAGCATCTTGCCGATTTCCACTACCAAGCCTGACCACACTTCGTATTTTTTCATCGGAAGAAACTTGAGGTTGTAACTCAGCCGGATATACGCACGGAGCTTCATCAACTCTATATCGAGCGACTGAAGCGTGGTCTTCTTGTGGTACTTTTTCTGAGCTTCGATGATACGCTCAAGTATGGTATCCATGCATTTCTTAATATCGATGACAAGTGCGTACTTCTCAGACTTAGGAAACTGCGCCAGTGCGGGATATGCGTACTCCAGCATATCAAACGTCTTTTGGAGTATCTTCAGGTCTTCCACCGGCAGCGCTCCTTCAATCCAGTATGTTTTCATCATAGCACACCACGTAAGACCTACTGTGATTTAGTGATATTATCACGTAATCCGTTAGAGTCTCCCCAAAAGAATGTCTCCGCGCTATCGCGCGGAGAACAGAACACAGGCGATCAGATTACAGGGATTCACAAGCGCCCCGGACGCCGCTGCCCGCGCCCGCATACCACGGCCGAAGGTTGGCATGGACGCTGCGAGGGCCGGCGGCGACACCGACGTTCCAAGCGCCGCCCGCGAGCAGGGCTACGAGTTGATTAGGCGAGTTCATGTGTGCCCTGCCATAGCCAGGAAATACATCGTGCCATGTCCACGAGGATTGAATTGCGTTTGCTCCTGATGCGTCATATCGAGTGACGAGTTCATCTACCCACTCGTAGACATTGCCGGTAGTATCCCTACAGCCGAATGACGAAACCGCCGGACCGACAAAGCCGGTTCGCTGACGCGCAGTGTTTGTTGTTTGCGCCCATGCATTTGTGTTGTTGCCATCAGCACCCTGGGGTGCGCCGAGAGCGCATTCACAGAACTCTGCATAGGTCATCATGCGTTTGTTAGATCCTAGCAGCAATTCAGCGAAATTATACCAATGGTGGCCTTCCGTACCCGTGGCCGGTAGCTCGTTAAACGCTGAGCGCAAACCCCCGGCGCCGTTCGGGCTGGAGAGGTAAATGTCCACCCATATTCCTGACGTGAGGTATACCATCCCTTCCGGTGAGCATTTCGGCCGGTGCATCATGGTCCATACCGAACGAGGGAGAATTCCTGAGTACACGTTACTCTCCCACCCGGTACCGCGTTCCACGCCGGCGGTATTTATCGGTTGCAGTGTTATTGCGTTATGCCTGCGACACTGACCGAAGTGGAAGCCTCCGATCTTGCGCGAACTGTCTGCATTGAAACCTGCCGGGAATGTCGTGTTCAGAGAGATCCTGAACGCTTCGGTGTCGCTGCCATTATCACAGATATACACATAGTAATCACTTCCAACCTGGAATGCCGTGCCGGTATCAAGGTTACTTGTGCTCAAGGTAGTGCGCTCTGTTTTAAAAACAGCATCGCCGACTGAAAGAACTACATCCTCATAAACCAGAATCCCGCTCTCCCCGGTGACTGTGAGATAATCCGTTCTTGGCGAAACGATGTCTGTTATCGCTGCCATCCTTGATGTGTTCAAGAGTGATAGCGGATTTGCCCTTGTAGGGTCATCGATCATAAATCTAGGCATTTGCCAGCACCCCCCGAATGTAGTTGATTTCGTCAATGTCGAAGTTGTTATGTGCAAGGAAGTTATCCGCCATGAAGACCGACAGCACTTCTTTGTTTGTTGGCGTCTTTGATAACGTGATCTGCGTTACGGAGTATTGGACGCCTTCACCTTCGTACTCTTCGTCTTTGATGTGTTTTACATCTTTTACGGTCAAGCCGTCCTCTGTGGTATCGCCTTTCTTGCATTCCGGGAAGTAGTACGTCGTGATGATCGCACCCTCTACAGAGAGTATCGGCACGCTGTGATATTGCTTCGCGAGCAAATCGTTACAGCGCTCTGCTACCTGCGTCTTGCTGAGTTCGCCGGCTTGAGCCATTGCGAAAAGATTCTGCAGATCAGCGCGGGTTTGGATAAATCTTGGTAGTCCTCTCATTTTAGTAATTCTCCTCCATTACATTAAGTATGCCGCGCCAAGGTGCGAGGCACCGAGTACAGCAGCACCGGTTGCGGCACTGCCGCCGATTATTGCCAACCATGTATACACTCCGTCACTTGTGTCGGTGCATACAAATAGTGACCTGGTATCTATGTTAACGTACATCTGAGACACCGCGCCGATCGTGGTTTCGATTGGATCGGCACTCCCGAGAATGGGTCGTATACTTTCAATGAGCAATATCAAATTTCCTGCGACTTCCTCATCGAGTAGATCCTTGATTGTTAATACCCATTGTTCAAACGAGCTTTTCGTAGCCAGCTCCCAGGCTTCGAAATCCTCACGTTCTGTTTGGGCCCATTCTGAAAAATCAGTCCTCGTTAGTCTGGCCCAGGTTTCAAAATCAGCCTGCTCTTTATCAGCCCAAAATCGCCATTGCTCTTCCAACGCTTGTGTTGGGATCCCCGTCACACCATCGCGCATGATCCCACAGTAGGTTTCGTTAAGGCGCAATTCTATGATGTCAGACGGCAATATCTCGGTCGCCCCCGCTCTGACCCGCACTGCCGCTACGTATATCTCATCATAGTCGATGTTTCGCACAGGCAACGGCAAAGTGTTCAATGCCGGATTTACTCCTAACGGACCGTATTTGACAACCGGCTGAGCGAGATTGAGGTTCTTATCTAGCTGCAGACAAATTGCGGCCAGCCGTGTTAACGAACCGTGCGCTGTTTCTATCACCAAAGTTGTCGGCTCTGGTTCGTATATGACTACACCCCAGTAGCGGTCAGCCTTCAACCATCCATAGCCGGAGGTGAGTGTTACGGTCATGTTACCGTTTGACATTACCGAATAGTTATCATCCGCGGCAAACACCCCGCGTGTTCGAGTTCCGAACCATGCGCCCAAAGCCAGAGCTTCGTACTCTGTGTTATCAAGTGGAAAACATATCATCATGATCCCTCCAGTTCAAATTCGCTTAAGATGGCAACAATCCTCCTGCCGCTTTTCTCGTAGACCGATGTAACGGCTGCAAGGCGAGCTTTTGCATAAATGTTGTATTCAGGTAGTTTTACCGGTAGACGGTCGCCCAAGAAATAGTCTTCCCCGAAAACGACATTGTTTTGTGTGATGTCACAGGTGATGGAAAAAGTACGCAAACGTTCAGCGAGCTTTTCCCTGCCTCGCTGATCAAGTATTGCGTTGTACTGGGTATTTGTGTAGGTGCGGGTCTCATAGTTGAATATCGGGTTACCTTGTGAATCAAATTGGCCGGTCGCCGTTGCCACCTGATAATCGCGCTGTAGATCCCTTGCATCGACAAACATCTCGCGTCGTGCTTCCCCGGTAAAGTTACCCAGAGACACGATCCGCACTGTACGGTTTGCACCCTCACCGGCACCGGCGACTACCGCCACATTTTTATAGTCCGTGGTTCCTGATGTGACAGTGACATTTTCAATCGCTTCCACATCTGTGCCGAAATAACCGACATAGTTTTCTGACTTCTCGTCGGTACGATCCACGCCTTTGTAGACTTTTAGTGTTTCCACCCCTGTCACCGGTTCAAAAACTACCTTGAATCCAAGCCCGGAAACTTCAGCGAGCTTCAACTCCGCATCGAGTACTGAATTCCACGATACTTGCATGTCGACACGCTCGGTCAATCCTATTGCAGTACCGACATCTATGGGAAACGAGAGACGGTTCTGTGCATATATGCTGTACATCGCTGCTTCGACATTCGTGACATTGACGGTAGCCATGACAACGCGGTCATCGAGCAGCTTTGAGGTGAGGTCGGCACGGGCTGTGATCAGCTTCTCCATCTTAAGGTGTTCTTTATCGATGTGGCAGATGCGTGCTACCGTGTCCGTGTCTGGGTTATATATCCTGTTGCCATCGACAAGTAGGGCGAGGTTTCGATCCGTTGACTGTGCAACAATCTTCACTTCACCCGGTGCGTTATAATACTCAAGCCACTGGATAGAGTCTTCGTTCTCCAGAAGATCGAGCCTCACTCGGTTGGGGTCGTAAATAACAAAATCAGACACCTGACTTGACCCCCTTTGACCTCTCGATGCGAACAGCCATCCCTTCCCTGTTTGACGCCGCGTCTGTTCGCAATAAGTTAGAACCGGGTAGCAATGACATAGAAAGGTCGCTGTCTACCGATAAATACCGGAAGCCGTTAGTGATCACTCCAGCCGGACTGATGCATACAACACCCTTTTTCCCGTAAATGGTCGAGACGATCACCTTTTCACCTGCGACCATAGCCTTGTTGATACGGATAAGTTTTCCAGAGTCCACGTGATACAACTCAGGGTTTTCTATTGCGCTGCGAGCAGCAAATGTTACCCTGAAGTTCATCGGCACGTTACCGTGGTTCTCTATGGTCTCGAAGTAGCTGTCACTGTACTTCGATATCATCCAAGTCCCACCCGTATAAAATGGGAACTTGAAAAGCGCAATGAGACCGGCAACCTGCGTCGCCAATAATTGCGTTGTGCGATAATAAGGGTACTCGGCATGTAAGCGAGTTTGGAAGTACTGCACTCCGACCCCCGGCGTAAAGTCCGGAGTCTTCTCCGGTTTGACGTCCAGGAACCACGACTCTCCATCCTGCTCAATAGTGAATGTTGAGTAGACCTCCGGCGCAATAATATCAAGCACACGCGCCCTGTTTGTAGCGATTGGGTCGAATACAGCCCCATCGATGGGAAGCGAGCGAGGGCGCACGCTTTGCCCTGAGACGCTTGATCCTACCTGCTGTTGGCTTCGTGATTCCGCTATATCGATGTCTACGCTGCTCACTCCGTCAACTTCCATTAACCACAAAGGGGATTCGTACTTGAATACCAGCTCGCCTATGCTATTTTCATACCTAAAGACTGTTCTTTCATCCATGCGGCACCTCCTAAGGTAACTTCCAGCGTGCGCGCTTCACAAAGTCCTGACCCTCACGTGTGATCTCGGAGGGCGACAAGGGCTTGGGCGAGGTTATATCTTGTTTCAGGCTCGTAACATAGGTCACACCACCGCCACCGCCAGCTAATGCCGGCTGCGGTACCGTCGTGCTGAATGGGTTGTTAAAGGTCATCGACTGCAGGTTGTCGTACATGTTGCCAAACACATCCGGTGAAACAGTCAGGCGATCTGCGATGTTATCCGCAATATCGTCTGCAGCCCGATACAGCATCCCACTCATATCGTCCATTGACTTATAGATGCCCATCATGACATTCTTGAATATCCGAACCATGACAAGTGATGGAGATCTAACCTCCAGCGCGTCCGACATAGTACGAGCGATATTACTCGCTATGCTGTTCGCAAGGCTATATAATGACGCTGCCCTTGAGTTCATAGTGTTCCAGATGCCGTCCATCATATTGTTAGTTACGTTTATAGCGCCCTGTACCATGGACTCAAAGCCCGAGACTACACCGTTTGCTGCCGCAGTCGCGGAGCCTGCTATCGTAGCCGCCCGGGATGTTATCGCAGAGTTTATGTTGGTCATCATATTGGATGCGGCGGTCTGCCCGCGCGTAGCCATGCTATCCAGCTCTGTTATAACGCCGTTGGCCATGCTCGTAACTGATGACCGAATCGTCGCCGATCGCGACACGATAGTTGAGTTCATCTGCGTCATCATCTGCATGGTTATATTCTGCGCTTGGGTGCTCATGGTATTCAGCGAGGTTATAACGCCGTTGGCCATGGTAGTCACCGATGACCGGATAGTAGATGCCCTGGTCGTTATGGTGCTGTTCATCTGCGTCATCATTTGTGTGACTATGTTCTGGCCCTGCGTCGACATATTTCGCAGCGCGGTTTGTACCGACGTACTCATGGTGGTTACAGCGCCTGTCACAGCACTACTGCCGTTTCGTATAGCGTTAGCAATGTTTGTTGTCACGCTGGAAAAGTCCGCGCTGTTTAACGAGCTGTTGATGTCTGTGGCTATGCTCTGCCCCACGGAGGTAAAGTCTACTGTTTCAGCAGCAGTCCGGGCGTTTTCCATCTGATCAGATACCGCAGTCTGAAGCGCTGGGTTTTGTGTGACCATTTGTGCGGATGTGTCAATCGCATCTGATGGCGCACCTATAAATGCGGGGTCGCCCCAATCCTCTATAGCCATGCCAGTCACTTCATCAAGCTTGACACCGAATGCGTCACGGTACTGATCCATCAGTTCCGCACTATCAAGAATCTCCTGCATTGCGCTGGTCGCTTCGGGTCCGAGCTTCGCAAACTCCTCAGCAGCGGTCGGTCCGAGTTGGCGTGTGATCCCCTCCATAGCGGCTTCCCACTCGGCATATCGCTCTTTGTTGTTTATCAGGATCTCGAGCATTTCAGCGCCGGTCTTGTCAAATTCCTTCGGAATCTCCTTGAAGCCGTTTATAACTCCACTGGTTCGCTCCTTGACCGCGCTCTCATAATCAGCCCAAGCAGACTGTTGCATATCGCTCCATTGCTGCATCGATATACCCATGTTGTCCATCTCGGTCAGGATGGCGTCAGAGGTAGTCCCCCACTTCTCGGCGAGCTGCTGTAGGCTTAGACCTTCCTTCGTGTGCGAAGCCTCCATCTCTGCCACATACTCGTCAAGGGTCATACCCATCTCATCCATGTAGGCTATGATTTCATCAGCGGTTGTCCCCCACTGGTTGGCAACGCCCTGAAGGCTCTGCCCCTCTTTAGTGAAGAGCTCACCTTTTTTCTCAGACCATTCAGCCATCGACAGACCCTGTTCAGCCATCTCGGCGAGGATCTGGTCGGTGGTCATGTTGTACAACTTTGCAAGCTGCTGGAGATTTCGGCCATCTTCATCACGCGCGCCATTCACCGCATCATACGCATCTGATGCAGCTTTAGCTTGACGCTCGTAGTCAGATATAACAGACTCTGCCGCAGTAGCGTTCGCCTCGGCTGACGCTTGATTGGCAATAGTAATACGGCGCTCCACTTCTTCAATGTCTGTACCGTACTCGTTGTAAGTTTTTTGCAGTTTGGCTATAAGCTTACGCTTCTGGTCGTAGTTCAAGCTTTCGTCAGCGTTGATTTCATCGATCTTGGCTTGGATAAGCAGCTGCTCTTCAAGAAGCCGGATCTTCTCGCGCTCAAGTTCATTAGCCCGGTCTTGCCATGCAGTAGCCTGTGCGAGTTCAGATTTAGCGGCAACGAGCGCATCCAACTGATTAACGCTGATTTCCTGCATGGAGTTGAGATCCATTATCTTGCCGGTTTCTCTATCGTAGGAGATGTTCAAGCCTTCAACAGCAGCATTGAGTGAGTTGACCGCCGACTCCATGCGCGCATGCTTCGATTCAGCCGACTCAGAACTGCTGGCGATATTTCTAAGCTCTGCAACAAGGTTCTTCGATACCTGTGCATTAGCAGCCATGCTTTCCGCACTGGTTCGGAATGCATCCTCGCTCTCCTTGATAGATTTCGCAGTTTCCTTTTGCTGCTTAGCCATTTCTTTGGCTTCTTTGTTATATGCAGAGACTCCGTCTGTCCCTCTACTAAGCCATGCGATCAGCCCGACAATTGCAGCGATCAGTATCACGATCGCAGCTATGATCAATCCGATGGGGTTAGCCATCATAGCCGCATTCCATAACCACTGTGCAGCGGTTGCGATACTGATACCTCCGGTCAACAGCCCGACAATTACAGTCTTGGCGGTCATAGCGCCACTGCTAGCCAGCAGTGCCATCGTTTCCGCAGTTGTTGCTGCTACGCCATTCGCTTTGATCAGGTTCCCGGCTGCATCAATGGTCATCCCTGCTTTTGCTGCTGCAGTCCGCACCAATTGAGCAGTAGTCTCACTTGCCAGTGCTGCTGTCATCATGACATGCGTTGCCGTATTTGTTAGCACTAACCCCTGGCTTGCTGCGAGTGCTGCTTTAGCAACGTTCAGCGTCGATGTGAATGTCTGAATAACCGCTGATACTGTTGAGACGACTTTCAGTGCCGAGAAACCCACTACCAAAGTGCCTATTACCGGCACTAAAATATCAGCGTTCTTGGCAACAAACTCAAATACGCCGGCAACCTCCTTGAACGCCTTCCTTATCGAAATGCTCGTAGCATTGATCATGTTCTCTATGCTTTTAAATTTCGTTTGTGCAAAGCCCCTGTTGAGCGCTGCAATAATATCCGCAACACCCGCCGCAATACGTGTGCGCATACTGCCAAACGCCGTACCGATACCGCCGGATGACGCCTCTGCCATTTGCCTAAAGCCACCAACACCGTCACTCAGTTCGACGATTTTAGCGTTGAACTGGTCAAATGTGATATGGCCGTCACGCAGGGCATTGTACAAATCGCTCTGTGCCGACCGGCCGGCAAAGCCGAACGACTCCGCTGTCTTTTGCAGAGCGTAACCCATGGTTTCCTGAAGGGTTCGCCAGCTCTGCATGTCGACCTTGCCGCTTGACAGCATTTTTGTATACATGTCCAAACCACGTGCTGCATCTGATGAGCTTGCACCACTTGCGATGAGTGCGTAATTTAACGCCAATGCGGTATCGGTCGCCAGGTCGAGGTTTCCGGTCAAAACCGTCAGGAGTTGGGCTGTGCCGACCACATCGTCGAGCGCGACCGGGATCCCGGATATACCATCAGCTAACTTTTGGGCGGCAGCACTGGACTCTTCCGCGCTGAACCCCATCTGCTCAAGTACACGCGGAAACCTTTGCAAAGTGTCATAACGTGCAACAGCACGGTCGACAGAAGAGGTAATCATGTTGAATCCCTTTTCAAGGATCTTAAACACAGCCATACCCTTGACTATGTCGCCAAGTCGACCCGCACCTTGCTGGAAGTCTGATGTATCGAGCGAAGTATCGAACTTCAACGAGCCGTCATAAGCCATCTGTCTGCCTCCTCTCTGCATGAAAAAACCACCGCCCGGTTGGGTGGTGGCTTTCGATTATGCTATTAACTTAATGCCTCTATTCCTTACCTGCTGTCCAGTGATGTCCACAGTTGAGACAGGTAATCCTTACTTTCTTTGCTCCAATACCTCCGGCAGCAAGCCCCACCGGACCGGCTAACGCGGCGCCAACAACAGCCTTACCTGCACCAAAGCCCTTTTTATCAGCACTTATAGATGTAGAGCCACATTTTGAGCATCGTGGAGTATTGTCTGTAACGCTCACTCTCGCTTGCACTTCAGCCATTTTGCTTTCCATTTCCTGTGTTAACTCTGCGACCCACTGCTCGTCCCCGACTTCCTCGCGGCGCCTGATTGTCTCCGTAATTTCTTCGACCGTCCGTGTACTAAACATGTTCGGACCGCCGCCGGTAATAAAGCCAGGGTTTATATTGGTTTTCTCGGCACAGGGCTGACACATGAAGCCATTACACAACTTAAATCGCTTGTTGCCTTTGAACCCTGTTTGCTCTCCACATACGTCACAGGTCGCTTTGGAGTAGAAAGATAATTTTTCGCGCAATACTATCAAAAGTATGATAACTACAATGCCGGCGATTATATACAAAAATACCAAGAAGCTCACTCCATTCGTAATAAGATGGAGGTAGCATATCATTATTGCTGGCTCTTTTCAAGCGCTGCCTGAACCTCGGCGTACCGGCGGTCAACCCTATCTTTGGTCTGCTGGTCGAGTTCCTCAGCAGACATCGGCTGTCTACCTTGCCGGGTTCTCTTCAATGCAAACAACTTGCGCATTTTTTGAATGTGCTTTTTCTCCGTCTTGGACACTTCGGACAGGTCTGCTGTGCGCCAGTATATTACACGCTTTATCAGAGTGTCTTCCGGTAACCCTTCAAATAAAGCCATGAATTCCCACCAGTGCAAGTACTCCACGGTGGACAGGCTTATGCCGTATGTATCAAAGAACGCCGAATAGATAAGGTTTGCATCCTGGTTGAATGAGAATCCCTTTTCCGATGTCCGTTCAGATTTGTCATCGGTGACGGATTTACCGCGGGTATAAAACCAGAATAAACCGTCGGCTGCTTTCTGGTAGTCTTTCGGGATCTCCTCATAAAGCTGGAACAGCGCATAATAGACCTTTTCTTCCTTTTCGCTATCATCCTCTTCCTGAAGTATGAGGTCAACATTTATCATGTTGCGAAAATCGGTTGATAAGGGTATGCCCTCGTAATCATCCGGCAACCCATCCAGCAATAATATATTCATTGCGTAAACATTGGCGAGCTACGTAGCGTGTTTTTATTACTACGCCGGGTCGCCCTGTTGGGCTTATACTTTTGAAGCTTGACACCGAATTCCTTACCATGCTCTTCAAAAGCAGCTTCTAGCGCATCGTTGATTTCAGCAACCTTAGTAAGGCTGGGGTTGTCTCCGAGCAATTGCTCTGCTACGCCATCCCCGAACACGTCATCGATGAAGTTTCCAAAGAGCCGCAACTCACAATTTAGCATCTCTATATATGCATCGAGGAAGTCCGGACTATCTGGTGACGAGGAAGGCAGCGATATGATTGCTGACTCTGCCTCCATATTTTCGCCCGCTTTCTTGTAACGAAGCACATCCGCCGGTGATGTTATGTCAAAATCCAATTGGATACCATTTACTATAATCATTATGACCCTCCTTAAGGTCGGAAGGCGCCCACAGGCGTACCATGAGCGCCTCAGCAACTTATTTTCTGTTTCTCCCCAGGTTTGGCTTACTGGAGATAACAGGCGCTTTGAACTTGTTTTCGTCGCCCTGGAGGTATGCGATCCGCTCCTCCGATGGGGTATAGCCATTGCGAGGGTATTTGTCTTTACCAGCCCGGTAGACGGTACGATTGTCCTCGGGATCGGTAAAGCTGATAAGTACATCGTATTGCATGATGTCCTCCTTATGGCTCTTCGGGGTCGGGAGGCGTTGGAGGAGTGGTAGGCTCATACGTGTACTCTTCAGGTTTGATGGTGGAGGTCAGCGTTGCGCTGAAACTTGCGTTGTCGCCAGCGCCGCCGGAAAGGTCGTCTTCCACCACAATGGAAACCTTACCTTTCTCGCCCTTACCCGTCAAAAGGTTGAAGTACAGATATGGCTTTATGACCGCCTGGCCGGTTCCGTACTTCAATTTGTGGTCAAGGAGCGCATCCTGGAATGCGTCCTTGATGTAGCGGTCGCCCGACACCTTGAACGCGCGTGATGTTCCGGTCTTTGTAGTGACCTGCCCGGTGCGCAGATACTGGCTGTCCTTCGTTTGAGCGGACAGGGAGCCTGACTGATCTGTAATACCGTTTTGTGCGACGGTAAAATCACCAGGCGCTGTGCTTTCCCCGGCAGTGAAGTCGACGGCAAGCACCATGTCGTCCGCAGTGGTAAAACCTTCAAACTCCGGCTTTGGTGTTTTGCCCTTCATGAGGTCTGTAACTGTCATAGTTAGTAATCTCCTTTTCTGTAATATTCCATCTCGCATTGGATCTGGTATTTCCCTGCTTCGACGTCCGGTTGGTAAAGGAAACCGGATCCGAGCGCACGGATGCTGCGCGCTGTATACCCCTCCGGCAATTCCGGCAGGTTTCGCAGGCGGGATTGCTTCCGCAGCCAATCAGCAAGTTTCTCCGAAAACCCGGCATTTTCGATGTTCTGCATCGCATCCGGGCCGTAATCGTTGACACTGCTGATTATGAATGGATAGCGGCATCGCGCGCCGCCATTTCTGTAAGTAGTGATGATCTCGTCGGTGGGTGATGTTGCGATCGCATACTCTACACCGGCCTGGCCTGTATCCTCCGGCAGATAGTCGACATTGAGCCGGTTATCTGTCATCAGCGGACTGTTGTCGAAGTAGTCAAATAATGCCTCAATGATCGTGGTACTCATGACCCACCTCCTGCAATTTTCCCAGCGCCACGGAGTATACGGTTTTTCTCCGCTGCTTTGCCGCGTTCAAACCACAAGCCGCCGCGCATCGCATCATAGGCACGAGTTAGCTTTGTCCTGTAGTATTGGAACCGGGAGTATATGGCTATGTATGAAACTTCACCGCTGCCGATGAGCGTTCCAAGGATGCCGGACTTCTGGAGCATGCCCGTTATAAAAGGCACTCGTGCTGAGCAGAATCGAAGTACTTCGGAGTCAACGTATTCCTGCGCACGTGTAAAAGCCCTTGTATACTTAGGTCCGAAGTTCGGTGACCACTCAAGTACAGCCTTTACTTTTCCGCTTTTCGTAACGACATGCACCACCTGACCGCGTGGTGTTTTGATCGTCAGATTTGGTTTTGCCATTCTACCTTCCCTCCAGACGCAGATGCGGCAACAGGCGCGACAAATTGGCGGTGTTGACAGTTGTAACGACGAAGCTGTCAGTAAACCGCTTTGTCACTTCTGATATAGCATCGTTGACGTCAGGACCTTCGCCAAGCACGACTACATCCCCGTTCTGTGCCGTCCAGTAACCGGCAGCATCTAGCACATCCGGTAAAGCCTGGTACAGATCCCGGGGAAGGAAGATGCCATCAGCTGACTCTATAGCTTTAAGAGGGATGCGGACACTGTACCCGTCATTCGAGGTCAGCCCGTCTCCGGTAG